AGTTTTATAGTCTTTTAAGTTATTGGATTCCTCTGTGTTTGCTCTCAAACGATAAAGCACTTTTTTGAAAATATGTCTACAGTAAATGCCGCCTTTCCACCTAAACAAATCGTAAGGTTGTCTATTATGCCCTAGTTGTTTATTTACTCCTTCTCTTGATGCTTTGTCTATATCTTCTATTCTCCAAACAATACCAGTATCTGCCATATTCATCATATTTCTACAAAAATCTCTTTGTGATGAACTTTTTTTAGTTGAACCTATTGCATATTTGTAACGAATTTTATATAACCCATCTGGAGAATCTAATACACTAAAAGCGTTACCTTTTTTGTAAGAAGTAACTTCATCTTTCAATCCTAACAGACCTTTTACTTTAGATAGTGTGCTTTTCTTCTCGTTTATTAAGTAATTTGCCCAATCTTCATTGTCTATGTCTTCTTCTTCGTCTATTTCATCAACAAACACATATTCTTCTGACATTTGTTCTCCACTTTCTGCTAAATGACCTAATATGTTCTCTGATTCTTCTTCTGTTAATTCTTCTTCTGAATCTGATGAGCAACAAGTCTTACTTAACTCATATCCAGTTTCTTCTTCTATGATTTCTTCATTAACTATGTCAATATCACTAAAATCAAGAGGTTTAAGAGTCTTAAAGTATAAATCTAATGCTATATCATTAATTGATAAGATTGCATCTATACACTCTATTACTTGGTCTTGAAAGCATTGTATAACTATGTTGTCAAATAGTTGTGTAGCGTTCTTTATTTCTTCTGCATTGTTTCCTAGTCCATCATTACCTTCACGAATACCTAGAAGCATTGGAGAAGTAACCCTATGACCAACGATTAATTTTCTAAAGCACTCATCAGCTAAATACTGATAATGTGCTGGTGCATCGTTTAAAGGAATGTCATCTATTGTAGTTTTAGATTCAGAATTGTTATTAAAAGCAACGATTACCTTTTCTCCTCTGCTTCCAGTTAATTTGTTTAGTACATCGCTCTTAATTGATTGCATTTTGTCTGGGTCTGGTACTCCGTTGTTAAAATTAACGACTTTAGTGCCACTAAATCCATTTATACAATCATTTATAAGGTAATCTCCTATTTCGTCCTCTAACACAGCGTAAGGCATTGCAGAAGACCAATCTGGACTACTATAATAGTACTTACCAGCTTCATAAGGCTTTAAAACGTACATTTCAACACCATTTGCTTTACCAAACCCAAATGCTGGTATTCTTTCTGGTTTTTCTGTAGGTTTTAAGTTACCCCAGTTGTTTGAGTAGTACCATCCTTCTATTTCTCCTTCATCATTGCATTTTTCAGCTCTTAATGTTTCCATTGGAAAGTGATGTACTTCTTTTACTCTACCATCTTGATAAACTAACTGAAATGCAGCCATTCCTAATACTTTGTAGTCATTTATGAATTTTCTTAAATCAGACTTCTTAAATAATGACATCATTTGAGCATATTGCTCTGGTCTTTTGTCTGCATCGTGTGCTGCTAGACCTTTACCATAAATCATATTAGAAATACCTATAGTAATTGCTCTACAAGTCGTTGAGTTGTTGTTTACATCAATTATGTAATTAAAGTAGTCGTTATCTACTCCATATTGTACCCAATCTTTATTCTTTAACTCTACAACTTCTGGAGCTGTGTAGGCTGCAAGTTTTGTTACGAAAAATTCGCTCATATTACTACGTATTCGTTAGTTGTTGCGTGTTCTGTATAAACATCTTTATTAATACTATATAGACTAATAGTTTGGTCTGTACAGAATATATTGTCTTTATAAACTACGCTTGTTCCATTTAAAACAGATAGTGTATAAAATGTTCCTTCTTTTAAAGCTGGACTAAACGTTACATTACCCGCTAAATAGTATTTATTTGTAGCAAATGTTAAACCAGAGTATGTTACTGGTGTGTTTGTGTCTTGGTCTGTAATAATAACACTATCAGCAGAATATTCTCTAGGAATAAACTTTAATTGCTGTGCAGTTGTATTTGTATTTAGTATTATCATTAAAAGCTTTTTTAAATAACGAAAAAAGGGCAAAAGTGTTTTATATAAAAAAAGGGTACTCGTTAGAATACCCCTAATTTAAGAAAAATGTATAAAAATTAAGTTCCTACTACAACAACAGTATTAGTTGTATCTCCAATAATTGTAGAGTCTACAAAAAATGCTGGTTGTTTTTCAGTTCCAGTAAATGTTATGTTATAGCCATTTAAATCTCCCATAGCTGCTCCAGTAGCTGTATTAACAGCACATTCACATCCATTTTCAATTCCAGCTAAAAAGTAATTCCCATTATAATCTTGTACGATTACTTGAGGTCTTCCATAACTTAATAATTTTAATTCTTTACGAGTAGCAAGGTCTTGTTTCTTTAAAACTATCGTTCCAGTTTGTGTCCAGAATGACGTTCCATTTTCCCTTGAGTTCTCGTTTGTTTGTTCGAAAGAGTTAGCTCCTTTTAAGTCGTATTTGTAAAAAGTTAAAGGAGATGCAAAAGCAGTAATCTCATCATCAGTTCCAAATGTAGCAGTTCCTAATAAACCACTTGTATAATTTGAGATGTAGATTGCTATTATCCCTCCAACCGAGTCTTTACAAGGCTCTAATCTTCCAGCAGTAATATCACAAGACATAAGTATAAGGTTTTAAAGTTAATAATATAAAGGGAGGTTTTACCCTCCCCTTATTTAGTTTAATTATCCAGCGTAGTAAACTACATCAGCACCTACTCCTATGGCAGCAGCAGCAGTAAATCTCATTACCATCCTTACGTTTTGACTTCCATCAATTGGAGTCATATCAATTACTCTTACTTCGTTGTAATCGTTTAGTAATCCAGTTGCAAAGAAAAGGTTACTAGATTGAGCAGCCATCATTGTATCATCTGACATTCCTCTACCTACAAAGATTGGAATACCACCAAATGATAAGCTTCCTCCTCCGTACCATTGCGTTCCTTTGTTATCAGAACCAGCGTTTGATGTTGCAGCTACAGCAAATCCACCTAAAGCTCTAATGTATAATTTAGCAGCTTTGTTAGATACGTATAACTTTAAATCTTCTTTTCCGTAAAGTGCGTTTGGAATTAAATCCACAACTCTTTGCATTTCATCAATGATGTTAGCAGCAGTTAAAGCAATTGGGTTAGATACATCTAATACTGTTGCATCAGCAGCAGCAAGAGTTTCTAATCCGTTGTATTCTCCAGCTTGTGCTCCACCTAAATTTCCAGTCCAGATATTAGTTTCGTTTGCAGCAGCAACTTTAGATGCTACGTGCCCAACTAAATAATCAGCGAATGATGATGGTAATCCGTTTGGATTAAAGGCAGAGTAGCCCATTTGAATAGATTCCCAAGTGTTAATAAAGTCAGACTTACATAATTGTAAGTTTACTTGGAATTCTTCTGGTTGGATAACTACTTCAGTTAAATTCACATTTGAACTTGCAGAAAAATCACAAGTACCATCAGCGATTAAGCTTCCAGTTTCAATTCTTTGAATTACTGATTTGTATTTTACGTTTGGCATAACTTCTACACCTCCGTCTTCAATTGTACTTGCGCTTAATAAAGCAGCCGAAATGTACTTTCCAGCAAATTCTCCAGCATATGTGCTAGTGATATTTACAGTTGTTGCTAGGTCTATTTTATTTGACATAATTTTGGTTTTTAATTTTTAGTTTTTAAATAATTTAGCAAATACTCTATCTTGAGTACTCATTGGTTTGTTTTGAGCGTAAAGGTTCATTTCAATTTCTCCTTTAGACTCTGGGTTGTGTTTGATTGGTTTAGCAGATAATTCTACTTCTTCAGAACTTAAATCTTCTTTTTCGCCTAAACGTGATTTTAAATCAGCGATAGCATCTTCAAGATTTTTAATTCTCATTTCCATACCTTTCCAGTCTTGTACGTCAGCTTCTTCAGCAGCTTCAACTTCTTCCACAACTGGTGCTTCTACAACTTCTTCTACTACTTCTTCAACTGCTTCTTTAACTTCAGAGATAATACCATCTTCTTCAACAACAACTGTAAAGCCATCATCTAAAAGGTACTCTCCCTTTGGTACTGCAATTCTTTCATCTTCATCTGTTATGATAAAGATTTCTTTACCAGCTTCAAATGAATCAGCTTCAAATCGAGTTCCGTTTTCCAACTTTCTCTCCTCTAACTGAACTTCTAAACCTAGTAATGTCTTAACTTTGTTAAGGGTTTCTTTAGAGTTCATATTTATTTATTTTAAGTATTTACTTTTTTATAAAACAAGATTGTATTATTCTTGTTGTAATTTGTCTTGGTTTTCTGACATTATAAAACCAGAATTGTTTTCTAGTCTCATAAAATCTTCAAAATTCTGTCCTGTTGTATTGCCTATTCCTTGATTTTGTAAATCTCCATTGCAACATTTAGAGTTGTATGTTCCATCCTTACATAAACATCCTCGTCTACCACCTCTTGGAGAAGTTCTACTTTTTGTTGGTATTTGATTCCTTGAGTACATCTATTATATCGTTTAGTAGTTTATCATCTTCGCTTAATTGGTCTTGTTGCTTATCTTGTGGTCTATTTAGTTTATCTGCAAAGTAACCTTCTATTGAAAAACCTTTTACTTTACCTTCTTTAACATAATTATTCCAAATATCATCGTTATCAACTTTCATTGCAACCATCCAAGTACCTAAAGGCATATCTAAACCATACTTACGAGATTTGTC